TATCGGATATGCCCTTGGCAACGTTGGTTTGTATATGATGGCTACCAAATGACAACGATCATAGGTGACTGGAGAAGGAAAGTGCTGGTTGCAGATAGCCAGTTTACAGATTCCGATACAGGCATAAAGTATTTTGAGGATAAGATCTTTCCGGTAGACGGGGGTTTTATTGGTGTTGCTGGAAACTATTGTGATGCTGAAAAAGTAATAGAGTACGTAAACAAGAAAACAAAAGTCAAGCCAAAGCTAAAAGCGGACAGCTCGTTTTTAAAGCTGACTAAGGAAGGTTTGTTCTCTTGCGGGGATGATCTTGAGTGGGAAAGGATTCGAACCTTTATGGCTATTGGATCCGGAAGCATGGCAGCAGAAGTTTGTTTACGTATGGGCTTAACTGCCGAAGAAGGAGTAGAATGGGCGTGTAATGTGGATGCAAACAGTAGCGGACCAATCAAAACTTATAAACTAGACGATGCCATATAAAGACCTAGAAGTTCGAAAAGCCTATCACAAAGAGCAAAGCCGTAAGCACTACGAAACTAATAGAGAAGCAATAATACAAAAGACGGCTGACAAAAAGAAAGTATTTAAAGCAGAGTGGAAAGAATATAAAGCTACTCTAGCCTGTACTAAATGCGGGTTCTCTCATTCAGCTGCTCTTGACTTTCACCACGAAGACCCAACAAAAAAAGAAGCAAACATCCATCGCTTACTATCAAATGGGCAGTACGCTAAGCTACGGGAAGAATTAAAAAAGTGCATAGTCCTTTGCGCTAATTGCCACAGAATCCATCATCACGACGAAAAGATGCTAAACTCCACTCAATGAAAACTATACGAGGCTAACGAATGCCTATAGTGATTGAGCCAGAATCTGGAATACCTTTCCCTTTCAATACGACACCGGAAGAGATTGAGCAGTTTAGAGAACGGGCAAAAGCTGCAGTAGAGACAATTAAGGAAATCGTTGCCCTAGGCGGCGAAGTAGAAATTACCGAAGACGACAGGGTAAAGGCCCGAGGTGCGGCAGCGAGCAATGCTCCCTTAAAAGTTACGGAAAAGAATGCGGGAGCGCTAGTACATTTAGAAGCGATACTCTCCGAATATGATAGGGACTTGTTAAACGTCTCTAGTCGCCTCCGCTCCTATGTCACCAATAAACTCTTACTTGAAACCATTGATGAAGATGCCCGTATTCGTTTAAAAGCTTTAGAGATGCTGGGTAAAGTTGGGTCGGTTGGGTTGTTTACAGAACGCATAGAGGTTGATGTAAAACACAGAAACATTGAAGACGTAGATGCAGAGCTAGCAACCATCTTAGAAAAATACCTAGGAGATGTAGTCCCAGCCGAAGTAGACAACGAGCTTGACGAAGTGATTAAGGAGCGCAGCCTCCTTGAAATGTCAGACGAAGAGCTGGGAATTCCAGAACCAGAAGAAGTAAAAATAGAAGATTTAGAACGGGTGGAAGACTTTGATAAACCCTGATAAGTTAAAACTTCTACAAGCAAACAAAGACAAACTTCCCCCAGATATACGGGCAAAGATAGGTAAGCTATTGGAAGAACGTACGGATATTGCTGCACAGGAAGAAGCTAAAGACGATTTCATGACCTACGTTAATTACGTATGGCCTAACTTTATTCACGGGCGACACCACGTCAAGATGGCAGAGGCGTTTGAAAGGGTAGCTAATGGAACATGTAAACGGCTTATTATTAATATGCCTCCTCGCCACACTAAGTCCGAGTTTGCGTCGTATCTGCTTCCAGCTTGGTTCTTGGGTAAATTCCCAGGTAAAAAGGTTATTCAAACATCTCATACAGCAGAACTTGCAGTGGGTTTTGGTCGTAAAGTCCGAAATTTGGTTGATTCAGACGTATACAAGGATATTTTTCCCGACGTGGCTCTTCAGTCGGATTCTAAAGCTGCGGGTCGATGGGCAACTAACAAGGGTGGAGACTATTTCGCTATTGGTGTTGGCGGTGCGGTCACGGGTAAAGGTGCTGATCTGCTTATTATCGACGATCCACACTCGGAACAAGAAGCCACAATAGCTGAAACTAACCCAGAAGTCTACGATAAGACACACGAATGGTACACATCAGGCCCTAGGCAGCGTCTACAACCGGGCGGAGCCATCGTAATTGTTATGACACGGTGGTCAAAACGGGATTTAACGGGTCAAGTACTCAAATCTGCAGCCCAAAGAAGCGGTGAAGACTGGGAAGTCATTGAATTTCCTGCACTTTTACCCTCGGGTAAACCCTTATGGCCTGAATTTTGGTCAAAACTTGAACTAGAAGCCCTACATGCTGAACTTCCTAACGGAAAATGGATGGCTCAGTACATGCAGCAACCCACATCGGACGTAAATGCCATCATAAAACGTGAATGGTGGAAGGTTTGGGAGCAAGAAGACCCACCGTACTGTGAATTTATGATTCAAAGCTGGGATACAGCGTTTTTAAAGACAGAACGCAGTGACTATTCGGCCTGTACTACATGGGGAGTGTTCTATAGACCAGATTCTACGGGACGAGAACAAGCAAACATCATACTTCTCAACTGTTTTAAACAACGTATGGAGTTTCCTGAATTAAAACAACGTGCGTTTCAAGAATATAAGGAATGGGAGCCAGATGCACTCATCGTAGAAGCTAAAGCTTCTGGTGCTCCACTCGTATTTGAGCTAAGAGCTATGGGAATTCCGGTACAAGAGTATACTCCTAGCAGAGGAAATGATAAAATAGCGCGACTTAATGCCGTTGCTGATATATTTGCAAGTGGACACGTCTGGGTTCCTAATACCCACTGGGCGGAAGAACTTGTAGAAGAAGTGGCTTCGTTCCCTTCGGGAGAGCATGACGATTTGGTAGATAGTATGTCTCAGGCCCTACTTCGCTACCGTAAAGGCGGGTTTATACGTCTAGCTTCAGATGAAGAAGACGAAGTTTTACAGTTTAAGTCCAGGCGTAACCGGGGCTACTACAATGTTTAAGGATTAATATGGCAACAAACATCGACAAAGGTTTATACGAGGCACCGGAAGGGCTTGAGGCTCTAGCAGCTGCGGAACCAGATATTGAGATTGAGATTGAGGATCCAGAGTCGGTTAGCATTGGTATGGACGGTTTAGAAATAAGCCTCGAAAAAGAAGAACCTAGCGATGAAGACTTTGATGCAAACTTAGCCGAGTACATGAGTGAAGGCGACCTAACTGAAATAGTTGGCGACCTCATTGAAGATTTTGATTCTGACATTTCTTCTCGTAAAGATTGGATTCAAACCTACGTAGATGGTTTAGAACTATTGGGAATGAAGATTGAAGAGCGTATGGAGCCTTGGCCCGGTGCTTGCGGTGTGTATCACCCAATCTTAAGTGAAGCCCTTGTTAAGTTCCAATCAGAAACAATGATGGCTACGTTCCCAGCAGCGGGACCGGTTAAAACACAGATTATTGGTAAAGAAACACCAGAGAAAAAAGAATCGGCTGAGCGTGTTCAAGATGATATGAACTATCAGTTAACAGACCGTATGCAAGAGTACCGCCCTGAGCATGAGCGTATGTTATGGGGCTTGGGTCTTGCTGGTAATGCGTTCAAAAAGGTTTACATTGACCCAGCGTTAGATCGTCAAGTCAGTATGTTTGTACCGGCGGAAGACATCGTAGTTCCATACGGTGCATCTAGCTTAGAGACCTCAGAGCGTGTAACTCACACAATGCGAAAGACAGAGAATGAACTTCGTCGTTTGCAAGTAGCAGGTTTTTATCGTGACGTAGACTTAGGTACACCAGACAACGTATTAGATGACGTTGAGAAAAAGATTGCCGAGAAACTCGGATTTAGAGCCACTAGCGATGATCGCTTCAAGGTTCTTGAGATGCACGTTAACTTAGACTTACCTGGTTACGAGCATAAGGATGAGGACGGGGAACCTACAGGCATAGCATTGCCATACGTAGTGACTATCGAAAAAGGTAGTATGACCGTTCTTTCGATTAGACGAAATTGGGACCCCGAAGATGAAACTCATCAAAAGCGTCAACACTTTGTTCACTATGGTTATATACCCGGCTTTGGCTTCTACTGCTTTGGTCTTATTCATCTCATCGGTGCATTTGCTAAATCAGGTACTTCCATTCTCCGCCAGCTCGTTGATGCTGGGTCACTTTCAAACCTGCCAGGTGGCTTTAAGACCCGTGGACTGCGTACCAAAGGCGACGATACCCCGATAGCCCCAGGTGAGTTCCGTGACGTAGATGTGCCGTCTGGAACAATGAAAGACAACATAATGACCTTGCCATACAAAGAGCCTTCATTGGTTCTGGCTGGGTTGTTAGATAAGATTATTGCCGAAGGCCGTTCATTTGCATCTGCAAGTGATATGAAAGTATCTGATATGAGCGCTAACGCTCCTGTTGGAACAACTCTGGCAATTCTAGAGCGCACACTAAAAGTGATGTCGGCTATTCAGGCTCGTATTCACTATTCAATGAAACAAGAGTTCAAGCTTTTAAAGAAAATCATTGCGGAGTACACCCCAGATGAGTATTCATATGAACCAGTCGAAGGTTCGCCGAAGGCAAAGAGAAGCGATTATGACAATTGCGAAGTTATTCCAGTGTCGGATCCCAATGCGGCGACAATGGCGCAAAAGATTGTCCAATACCAAGCAGTATTACAGCTGGCACAAGGGGCACCCCAACTATACAACCTTCCATTACTCCATAGACAAATGCTCGACGTTCTGGGGATTAAGAATGCGGCAAAGCTCGTACCAATGGAAAATGATCAGAAACCGACTGATCCGGTTACGGAAAACATGAATGTCCTAAGAGGTAAACCACTCAAAGCGTTTATCTACCAAGACCACGAAGCTCATATCAAGGTACACATGAGCGCTATGCAAGACCCTAAGATCCAACAGATTCTACAAATGAATCCAGCCGCCCCGCAACTGCAAGCTGCTATGTTGGCTCATATTAACGAGCATTTAGGTTACGCATACCGTCAACAGATTGAAGAAATGATTGGCGCACCAATTCCTTACAGCGAGGAAGAAGATGCTAAGTTACCACCAGAAGTCGAACTACAGCTTTCCCGTTTGGCTGCTGATGCTTCAATGAAGTTGTTACAACGCAATAAGACGGAGATTGCAGCGCAGCAAGCACAACAGGCGCAGCAAGACCCAGTGGTTCAAATGCAGCAACAAGAACTACAGCTACAGGCTAAAGAACTTGAATTGAAAGAAAAGAAGCTCATGGCGGATACAGCAGAAAAAGCTGACCGACTCCAGATTGAGCGAGATCGTATTACTTCGCAAGAACGTATTGCCGGACTTAATGCTTCTATTAAAGTTCAGACGGATGACAAAAACCGTACTTCTGAACAAGAGATGGAAGGTGTAAGAATGGGTATGCAGATTGCAAAAGAAATGAGCATGAAAGAAACCCCAACGAAAGGTGAATAATGCTTGAAAAAGGACTGAATCATCTATTACGACAAATAGATGAAAAGGTGGAGATTTTACAGGAATCTCTAGGAAAAGGCGCAGCAACTGACTACGCTGATTACCAAAAGAAGTGCGGCGAGATACAAGGTCTGCTAACTGCACGTCTTAATATATTAGACCTAAGAAAAAACTTGGAACATTCTGACGATGAATAGCTCTATAGACTTATCACAAGCAGTAGATTTAAGTGCAATCATGCACAAAGCAGCAGAAGACAAAGCAAAGCAACTCCCAGAACCAACGGGATACAGAATGTTATGCGCTATTCCAGAATCCGACGAGGCCTATGATAGCGGCATTATCAAATCTGACGAAACTCGCCGACATGATGAACTTCTAACAACCGTGCTTTTCGTGGTTGCGATGGGTCCTGATTGTTTTAAAGACCCTAGCCGTTTTCCAACCGGGGCCTGGTGTAAACAAGGCGATTTCATTCTAACCCGTCCTAATGCAGGTACACGTCTTATTATTCATGGTCGTGAATTCCGCATTATCAATGATGACTCCGTAGAGGCTGTAGTTCAAGACCCCCGCGGCATCAGTAGAAAATACATTTAAGGAGTAGCTGATGGATAACGATGAATTTAAATTCCCAGACGAGAAAGAACCCGATATTTCGGTAGAACTCGAAAAAGAACCAGATATTGAAATTGAGATCGAGGACGATACCCCACCAAAGGACCGTAACCGTCAACCCGTATCTGAAGCAGAAGTCAAAAAGCTAAAACTTGATGCTGATGAGTTAGATCAGTACAGCGTTGAGGCCAAAGACAAGCTTATTAAGATGAAAAAGGTTTGGCATGACGAACGCCGTGCTAAAGAATCTGCCGATAGAGAACGCCAAGAAGCTGTTCGGATTGCTCAAAAGCTGGCTGATGAGAATAAACAACTCAAATCCAAGCTTTCTAGCGGTGAAGAGGAATATGTAGGCGTTGCTAAGCAATCAGCCGTTCAGGAGCTATCAGCTGCTAAAAAAGAATACCGTGACGCTTATGACGCAGGGGATTCCGAAAAGCTAGTTGAAGCGCAAGAACGCTTGACAATGGCAAAGATTAAAGTCGACAAATTGGACAATTACAACCCAATTTACAAAAAACCTGTCGAAGACGAGCAGAATGAGGTACAAATCTCCCAAGAGCAATCTATTCCGCGGCCCGACAACAAAGCTGTCGACTGGCAACAAAGGAATGAGTGGTTCGGTCAAGACGAAGAAATGACCTCGCTTGCTCTAGGATTGCATGAGAAGTTAAAACGAAACGGTGTAACAATCGGTTCGGACGAGTATTACGACAATATTGATAAAACAATGCGTCGTCGGTTTCCTGAGAATTTTGAAGACGATCAAGATTCTGGGGCCGAAAAGGTTAGGGCAGAAGAACCACAGAAAACTTCAAAACCTAAAGCAAGTACGGTTGTAGCGCCAGCATCGCGCAGTACTTCGCCTAAGAAGATTAGGTTAAGTAGTACGCAAGTTGCCCTAGCCAAAAAACTAGGACTGACACCTGAGCAGTACGCCCGTGAACTTACAAAACTGGAGGCCCAGAATGGCTGAAGTAAAAAATAGACTTAAACGTGAGCTGGAAAGCCGTGAAACCCAAGAGCGCCCTAAACAGTGGGCACCTGCTGAGTTACTCCCTGAGCCTGACAAAGAGGCTGGCTATGCTTATCGTTGGATTCGTGTTTCAACCCTAAATAATGCTGATCCACGCAACTTATCCGCTAAATTGCGAGAAGGTTGGGAAGCAGTAAGGATTGAAGAACAACCAAAATTCCAACTGTTAATCGACCCCAATAGTCGTTATAAAGACAACATTGAGATCGGTGGATTATTGCTTTGCAAGACTCCAATTGAATTTGTGCAGCAGCGTAACGATCATTACGCCAAGCAAACACAAGCTCAAACAGAGGCTGTAGACAATAATTTAATGCGTCAAAGTGACCCACGGATGCCACTCTTCCAAGAGCGTAAGTCCTCAAGTTCCTTTGGTAAAGGTAATTAAATTTAATTTAGGAGTTTTATAATGGCTTATCCAACCATCAATTCTCCCTACGGCTTTAAAGCTGTGAACCGTGTAGACGGCTTACCATATGCAGGTGCGACGCTTCAATATCCACTTACAACAGGTACAGCAATCTATAACGGCGATACAGTTAAAATCGTCGCAGGTGGCACAATCTCTTTATCTGGTGCAACTACCTCTGGTACTATTATCGGTACTTTTGTAGGTTGCCAGTATGTTAACTCTTCAGGTCAAACTGTTCAGGCACAATACTACCCAGGTTCTGGTGTAACTAATCCAATCGGTTACATCGTAGTAGACCCAACAGCTGCTTTCAAAGTCGCTGTGACAACAACAGGTAATACAAGCGTAGTAACAGGCGCTAACATTACTATTGTTGGTACAAACGTAGCAACAGCATACGGTGCAGGTTCCACCACTACTGGTGATTCAGGTTCTTCTGTAGTATTGCCAGCTAATGCCCTTGGTAATGCAACAACCCTACCTTTCCGTGTAGTAGCGGTAGTTCCAGATACAGCATATGCCAATTCAACAGGCACATTGTTCTATCCAGAAGTTATCGTTAAGATCAACAATCCACAGTTAACAGCCCTTACCGGCGTTGACTATACCGCTTAAGGAGCTATAAATGGCTATTTCACGCGCACAACTACTGAAAGAGTTGCTCCCAGGTTTGAACGCATTGTTCGGTCTTGAGTATGCTACTTACGGTCAAGAACACAAAGAAATCTACGATACTGAGACTTCTGAGCGTTCATTCGAAGAAGAAACAAAGCTTTCTGGTTTCTCTGCTGCACCTGTTAAAAACGAAGGTTCTGCCATCGCTTATGACAATGCACAAGAAGCATGGACTGCTCGCTACAACCACGAAACAATCGCTTTGGGCTTCAGTTTGACTGAAGAAGCTATCGAAGATAACTTGTATGACTCGTTATCCGCTCGTTACACCAAGGCATTAGCTCGTGCTATGGCTTACACCAAGCAAGTTAAAGCTGCTGCCGTCTTAAACAACGGTTTTAGCACTAGCTACACTGGTGGTGACGGTCAGCCTTTGTTCTCCGCTGCCCATCCATTAGTCTCTGGTGGTACAAACAGCAACATCCCATCTACTGCAGCTGACTTGAATGAAACTTCGTTGGAAAACGCTGTTATTCAAATCTCCTTGTGGACAGATGAGCGTGGCTTGTTAATCGCTGCTAGACCTAAGAAGTTAGTTGTTCCTCCTTCACTACAGTTCGTTGCAACTCGTTTGCTAGAAACCGAACTCCGTGTTGGTACAAACGACAATGACATCAACGCTATTAAGAACAACGGTTCTGTTTCAGAAGGTTACACTGTTAACCACTTCTTGACCGACACCAATGCTTGGTTCTTGACAACTGATGTTCCAAACGGAATGAAACACTTTGTTCGTTCCCCACTCAGCCAGTCTATGGACGGCGACTTCGATACAGGTAACGTTCGTTACAAGTCTCGTGAGCGTTATTCTTTCGGTTGGTCTGATCCCCTTGGTATGTACGGTTCCGCTGGAGCCTAATACCTTAAAGTCCACGACTTTAGACCCCGCTCAAAAGGCGGGGTTTTTCTTTATTTACTTGCATTTATCTGGATTTGTAGTAATATCAATTAAACCGGGAAACCGGCCTATTAAACTGTCCCGGCAGACGACATACCGATTAATAGGCTTTATCTTGTATGTAAGGACAATTTGACATGACAAACGCAACAACTTCGAGCGTATGGCGCTCAACAGGTGGCGATCAGACTCGCACCGCTTCCGCTGGTTCTATGCAGATGTGCGTACCGTTTTATATCGCTAACATCGCTGCAACAGCAAACATTACTGTATCTGCTACTGATACTTCTACAGTTGTTCTCCCAGCTAATGCCGTCGTTACAGGCGTTACTGTTTCTAAAGGTTCGACAGGTACAATCGATTTAGGGTTTACCCCATTGATTGGTGTAGGTCCTGGTCAAACTACTACTTTAGGTACTAAGGTCCCACAAGGCCTTTTAGCTAATGCTACTGTTACTAGCCGTATATTTATTCCTACTGGTGCTACAGGTGGTGGTGCTTCTTTGGGTAACGTAGCTAATGCAACAAACTTAACCGTTGTTGTTTCTACTGCAAATACTGGTGCTGCTGGTAACGTTTCTGGAGTATTAACTTACTTCGTTAGCACAAACGAATCACAAGACGTCTAATTAATCTTACGGGGCTTCGGCCCCACTTAAATCTTTAGGAGATTAATTATGGCAATGCAATATGATGTAAAAGCGGGGCATTTAAATTCTAGCGGGTATCTTGTAAATTACGGTACACGGGTTAAGGGTATTTCGTTTACTGGAACAGCTACTGCTGGCTACGTAACTTTATTTGATGCTTCTAGCGCCCCCGTATCATCCAGCGTAACATACGCTCAAAGCGGCAATACCGTAACAGTAACTAAAGTTGCTCATGGACTTACTACAGGTACAGTTATTGGTATTCATTTTTTGTCTAACTCAAGCGTTTCTGCTACTGATGGCACATATACCATTACTAGAACGGGTGCAGATACTTTCACACTGACAGATATTAATTCACGCACTATTACAAGTACTGCAGCGGTATATGCAGTTGGTCGGTGGATTCTTACCTATGAAAGTACTGCTGGAGATACCTTTAGTAACGCGCCCATTATTCCAGGTGAAGGAATACGAGCAAATACATCGGTATATGCAGAAATGGCTAATATGGATTCAGTACAGATTTATTATGGCTAAGAAAAAAGGTCCTGTTTTAGCTATTGGTAGAGGCGAAAAGCTTCCCGTATCGCAAGGTGCGGGGCTTACTGCGAAAGGACGGGCTAAGTATAATGCTGCTACTGGATCAAATCTCAAAGCTCCAGCTCCAAATCCGAAGACTAAGGCTGATGCTGGTCGTCGTAAGTCTTTTTGCGCTAGGATGTCTGGTATGCCTGGTCCTATGAAAGATGAAAAAGGTCGCCCTACTCGTAAGGCAGCTAGTTTAAAGAGGTGGAATTGCTCATGAAAGACCCGTTTATGAACATGGATGAAGCAAGCAAACATATTATTGATTTTGCTTCTATTGTAACTGTACTAGGAACCCTTGCAGATATGTTGCCGGCTATTGCCGCTATTTTTACTATAGTCTGGACGGCTATTCGCATTTATGAAACTAAAACAGTTCAACGTTGGTTGGGGAAAAAAGATGCCGTCAACAAGTAAAAAACAACACAACTTCATGGCTGCAATTGCGCATAACCCTGGATTTGCAAAGAAGGTAGGAATCCCACAATCTGTGGGTAAAGAGTTTAACAACGCCGATAAAGGCAAAAAATTTCAAAAAGGTGGAATTATGAAACACGATGATATTAAACAAGATATGCCAATGATGAAAAAAGTTGCTGGCGAGGCTGTTAAAGGCCACGAAAAGCGTATGCACAAAATGGCTAAAGGCGGTTCTGCGTCAAGCCGTGCTGATGGCTGTGCTGTTAAAGGCAAAACTAAAGGCACAATCATTTCTATGAAGTCTGGCGGGGCTTGCTAAGTTATGAGAGGCAGCCGAGGTATGGGCGATATAGCTCCTTCTAAAATGCCTAAAGGCGTGACAAAAGCACGCCGGGATAATACTGATTTTACTCAGTACGCTAAAGGCGGAAAAGTATCCGGTATGGGCAAAGGAGGCGGTGGTAAATCTGTGACTGTTACTAAAGGCGGCACGGCTTCTGCTATTGCAAAAAAGTTATTAGCCAAACCTGGTTCTTTAACTGCAGCCGATACTCTCGCAAAAGGTGGGAAAGTTAATGCTGCGGGTAATTACACAAAACCTAGCTTGCGTAAGAAGATTGTTTCCCAAGTTAAATCTGCTGCAACACATGGTACTGGCGCAGGGCAGTGGTCAGCCCGTAAAGCACAGTTAGTAGCTAAGAAGTACAAAGCAGCTGGTGGTGGGTATAAATGAGTAGTCTTGCAAAACCTCAACAGTCTCTAAAGGCTTGGGGAGAGCAAAAGTGGAGAACTAAATCCGGTAAGCCTTCTAGTAAAACAGGAGAAAGATACTTACCAGAAAAGGCAATTAAAGCTTTAAGCCCACAGGAGTACGCAGCAACAACCAAAGCAAAACGTGCAGGTAAAGCGGCTGGTAAACAGTTTGTAGCTCAGCCAAAAAGTATTAAAGCAAAAACAAAAGCGTATAGAAAGATTTAAAATGGCTAAGTTTCCTGATTTAAACAAAGACGGCGAAGTAACTCAAGCAGATGTTCTTAAAGGGCGTGGAGTTGCTATGAAAAAAGGTGGCACTGCTAAAAATTGGATTGCTAAAGCAGTTAAAAAACCTGGGGCTTTACGTGAATCATTAGGTGTTAAAAAAGGCGAAAAGATTCCGGCTAGCAAACTAGCTGCAGCTGCAAAAAAACCCGGCAAGATGGGTAAGCGGGCTAGGCTAGCGGAAACCTTCAAAGGTTTTAAGAAGTGAGTAATTGGGCAGTATTTCTACATTTAATTAAAGGCGTTAGTCTTGGGTTTGAGATAGTAGAAGATGGTGGTGAGAGTTTTTTTGTTATAGATTTATTAATCGTAAGACTTGGAATAG